ACCGTCTATATCAACCGAAGTTGGTATAGTATACATAGTTATTTCTTCCTTGTATATTTGTTGGTGTGTTTGGATACGGACTTTGACATTTTCTTAAATTCCATATCAAAGTTCTTATCATAGAGTGCAAGAAATTTTTCAATAATGTATTCAAACTTAAACTGCCCATTTACAGGGTCAGCCATTGTTCCGTCTTGTACACACATTTCTGAAACATTGGCATTAAATACATAATCAACCAGTTCACGCATTTTAACATCAAGTTCCTTCAGAGTTTCAATAAGTTTTGCAATCTCCGTATCTTCATCCTCTGATGCCTCTTCTTCCTCTGCAAGATGATATTCATTTGCAAGGGAAAGAAGTTGATTGTATGCGTTCTGCAATCTATCCATTACACCCATATCGGATATATTAATCTCAACAATTCTATTATCATCCCCATCAATTCTAATACGTTTCTTTCGTATTTCTGACAGGTCAATATCAATAATATTGTTGATGTTCTTATCTTCTAATGTACTCATAAGTTACTATTCTCCTTGTTATCAAGCCGTAAATACAAAGTCATCAGCAAGTTTATCAACAGTACCAAGTGTTACATCGTTACTGAAATATACCGAAATAGGCATATTTACATTCGTGTCACCACCGATGCTATTAATAGCAATCGTGCATCCAGTATGCTTTTCAGCTTCGTATGCACCGGTAGTTCCTGCAAACGCAGTAATGATATAAACATTAAACTGGTCGAGTTCAGAAAGTGCGTTTCTACGTCTGATATCATTCAGTAACGCACCGAGTTTAGAACCGCCGAGAATCAGATAAGGATCGAAATCCTGCTGAGGCTGAGTTCTATTAACGTCAGTATAGTTAATACCAAGAACGTCAGTAGTGGTTTCGATATCCGCATTATAATCAATACTAGAATCTTCCGTACGTCTACCAACGATTTCTCTTTCTTGTGTGGAACCGTTTGACCACTCAACAACAGTAAGCAGTAATTTACGTTCGGCTCTTTGATGCTCTCTTAAATTAAATTGCGTGACCGCCATTGTTTGTTCTCCTTTTAATTCCAGATTTTTTTAGTATTATCAATATATTCTATTTGTATCGTCACACTATACATTGCTAAAGGTGGCGTTGAATCGGTATTTATTCCCATAAGATACGGGGCATCCCTTGTGGATCTGATAGTATCAATTTCACATTTTTCTCCAAAATCTGGAAAATTCTGTAAATCGTTCTGCTCTTTAATCCAATCAATTAATGCTTGTACATATGCTAAATCGTCTATGTTTTCACTATCATATCCTGATAGTTTAACAATAGGCATATCTGATGCAGATTTAAAAATAATTAATGTGAGAGTATAAAGTTTAGAAATACTACCGTCAATATAAGGTCTGCTTGTATAATAATCGTTAGCGGAGGTCATAATTTGCATAGTACCATCGCTAGCGTTAATAAAATTAAAATATAATGGACTCTGATAAATTTGAGGGCAAGTAATAAGATAATCTATAACTGCCTTATTTTTATTTACGTCACTCATAGATTTCTCTTTTTCGCCTCCCTCTTTAAATAAGCTGTAATTTGATTCATCATTCCTCTGCGGTCATGCGTCATCATTTCATCAATCCAATGATGCCGAGTACCAGGAGTTGTATATCCAAATGTCCAGCCCATATATTCTCCAGGAACACCAAGTTCTCTATCAGTAGGGTATTTAACCATGCCGGCTGGTGTTTTCCAACCAGTTATCATTACATTAGTACCGTTTTGGTCATCAGTAAATTGTATCGTTAATGGTTTATTTAATCCATAAACAACGCCTTCATATTGATAATGACCATATTCTAATCCGCTACCCCAACTAATTGCGTCTGGTGTAACTTGCATTGATTCTCTTAATGCCCCAGTTTTCATTGGAACATAATTATTTGCACGTTCACCAATAATTTTATTTACTCCAATTTTTACTTCATCGTCATCAATTAACTTTAACAACTTTTGCTGTAATTTAGTTGGAGAAAAATTATCGACACTTATTTCAACATTGGGATATTCAGCCACGTTAAATACCTCTTACATAATAATGTTCGTTACATCTTCCTGCTCCTACATTAATAGCTACTTCATCAATGACAATGCAACCTTGTAATGCTTTGTATTTTTTTAACAGGTCAGATGAACGTTGTCCGTTTACATACTCATTTACTACGTCATCAACTTCGCCTTTAACTATTATATCTCCAGGACTTAAAGTAAAATGTTCAGACATTTTATCGTTAGGTAATGCTATCCATTCATGCTTCTCTAAAAATCTATCGTCTTTCCTTATTCGACAAATAGTATTATTAGTTTCGATAACAGTATTACCTACATTTATTTTTTCACCTATATACTTCCAAAAACTTTTTTCAACTACGGTATGTAACCAAGTTACAATGTTTGTTTGTGGGTCTTCATATTTATTGTAGATTGTGAGATTAACGTCCCACCATACGGGGTACTCATTCATCTGGATAAATCCCCCTATATGTTACTTTTCGTCCTAGAGAAGTTCTTACACTCCCCAAATAACTATCAACAGCCTTTTTGATTTCACTACCAAGATTATTCATAATACTTGTAGCTGATACTGTATTATAAGTTACTGACACACCATCGTTAGATTCACTCATGATACCACCTTTACTTACAACTGTATCTTCTCCACTAACTCCTGGTAAACTAGCATTTAATAACGCTTGTTGTGCAAGTATTTTACTTATAATCCAGTACATACAACGTTTGACTTCTTCCGGTAATGTCTCTTCTTTTGTAAGTCTGTCAAATGTCCAATAATTAATTTGGGTACGTGCTTCAAACTCTAAATTAGCAAAGGCGGTTTCACTAACTTCTGTATTACCACCCATTTGTAAAAATTCATCATAAGTCAAATACATCATAAGTGTCACCGCCTTTCAATCATTCTTTTTTCGGTCTACCCGCTTTTTTAACTTTTAACTGTTCAACCTTTGTTTTCAGTTCTTCAATCTCTGATTCTAATTCTTCGATTTTATGAACGTGGTCCACATAGGCTTTCTGTAAAGTTCCTAAATCTCTCGGAATACTTTTCTTAATAACATTTCCTTTGTTATCAATAACATCGTATCCTTCATCAAGATATCTATCAACCCATTCTTCAGGAACATCTAAAATTACATTAGCACGTTGAACAGTTACAGTTTTTCTATCATCCATTATTAACACCTATCAGGTCCCAGTTCCACTACCAACAGTAATATTAAACTGAATAGCATCAGCTTTCTTGTTGAGAATAAATACATCCTCAAAACTCTCTTCATAGTATACATACTTGCCTTCAGACATTGCACTAGGAGCATCAAGTCTGGAGAACGTGTAAGATACTGGAGTGATAACTGCAAGCGGATGAATCAGCATCATGTTAATCTGAGATGCAGTTGCCGCAGGAGCCCAACCACTTGTGAAGTTATACAGAGTTTTCATAAGTGTTGCAGGAACACCAATAACCTGAACTTCATCAAGTCTGGAAATTCTACGGTCAATAGCATTAGGACCACTTTCAACACTAATACTTCTACCAAGAGTATTATTCGCATCAATCTGTGCATTCTTCAGCATAGACTTAACCTCATGCGTAACATAGAGAATACGTCCATTTGCAGGAACTCTCGCATTATCCATGTTCAACATAAGCTGGTCAAATACTCCGAGAATAGAAGTGGTAGTAAGCTGTGTCGTATCAGCAGTTTTACCAGTATATGCACCATGAGCCGCATCACCCGTAATAGATGTAGTCCAATCCTTATAAATCTTACTAATCGTATAAGCATCCATTTCCGGGAACTTCTGTTCCTCATTGAATACTTGCGTGATATTAGCAATCGTAGTTACCATGTTAGTCTGGTCAACATCTTTCGGATGAACAAGAGTAGACCACTTACGCTGATTTGTAAGCGTCTTGGTCTCCCATGCGTTCTCATAGTTTCTCTGTGCAAATGCAATCGTATCACGGTTGGCGTTCACACGTCCGGTCGTGCTGATAGAAGGAATCTCAATCGTCTTGGCGTTTACCCAACGATATCTACCATTGTTGGGAGTGCTGTACAGCGCACCAAAGTTCAGAACATAGGGCCACATTTGAGAAAGGGCTCTTTGATATTCAGTTGCGTAATTAAGTGCCGCAGATGCGGTTGTGCCGTTATTGGCAGGGGCTACATAAGTAGGCATCGTTTAATTCTCCTTTACTTGTTATTAGTTGGCATAGGCCGTACTCCTGTAAAATTAAATGCGTTCAGAAATGCGTTCGATTCTGTAGGCTTCGGTTCATTACCAGTAG